TTGTAAATTCTTTTCTTACCCAACATTTAAAATGGGGAATATTACTTATTAAATATGACAGTTAGCACCTCCATCTACGTCTTGCTTGTCTTAATCTTGAGTTAGGATTCTTAGCTGCTTTAGGAAACTTTTTCATTTGTCCTGCAGACCTAGCACAAAAACTTTTTCTTCTTGCTGCTCTTTTACCTGTTGGTTTCTTTTCAGTAACAGCAGTTTGTAATTTACTTCCAGGATTTTGTCTTCTATATTTTGCTACACCTTTAGCTGTTAATCCTGCACCTGACTTGGTAGGTCTTTTATCACCCTTACCAATAGTCATACCCTTCATACCTTTGCCTTTTATTTTTTTCTTTCTAGGCATTATTTTTTTCTCGTAACTCCAAAACCTCTAAGTGCTACTCCACCACCTGCTCTTCTTTGAACTTTACCACCCATTTTTTTAAAACCCATTTTATTTCTAACAGGTGTTGGTAAATTTGGTAATCCTTTATTTCCTGCAGGTATAGATTTTAACGCACCACCTGCTTTTTTAATTTGAAAACCTAAAGCTTCTAACTCTTTATCACTTAAATCTATTCCACCTTTTCTACTACCAGTATAACCTAATTCTCTCATAGTTTCTGATACAGGATAACCTGTCTTACCTATATCTTTACTTTCACCTTTTTTAGTTACACCTTGTAGTCCTTGCATAACTCTTCTTCTAAAAGATGCTTTAGATTGTTCTTTTCTTTTAAGAGGAATTGTTTGAGACTTTGAAGTTCTATCTTTAGTAGAAGGTAATTTTGTACCTGTATCTTTAGCTGTCTCTTTCATAGATTGTGTTTTTAATTTATTAATTAAAGCTTTTCTTTTTTTAAAAGCTGCATCACTTTCACCAGGAAGTTTTTTAATTTTACTAGGGTCTTGTTTCTTAGTAATTTTTTTAACTACTTCTTTTTTAGTTTTAGGTCTACCTCTTTTAGATTTACGACCACGTTTTACTACAGCTTTAGCACCTTTTTTAATTATTCCACCTGCAGCTTTTTCATTCATAAGTAATTTATTAGCTTTAGCTCTAAGTGCTTCTGCTTGTTCTTTTTTAGCTCTTTTCATTTCTGGTTTCATAGCTTGACCCATTATTCTATCAGCTTCTCTAAGTAATTCATTAGCTTTTTTTTTATTTTCAGATATAGGTTTAAATGATTTAGGTTTCTTTTTTAATATAGCTTTAGCACCTTCTTTTAAAAGTCCCATAATTATTCTCCTTTAGCTTTAGAATCTTCTTTAACTTGAGCTTCAATAGGTCCTCTTACTCCAGGTCCTTTTCTTGCTGCACCATAACCTTGACCAGTAGGTTTAGCACTTGTATCGTGACCTGTAGAATTATTTATAGTTCTTGCATTAGCTCCTACTATTAAAGTTTTAGTTTTTATTTGCATTATTTGCTCCCTTTCATTTTAAATCCTCTTAATGCTGCACCAACACCTCTGGGTTTACATGGTCCACCTGCTTTACGTTTAATTAATCCACCTTTTTTTCTACCAAATTGTGATTGTAGTTCTGCTAATTCTTTTTCAACATTTTGTTTAGCTTTACCTACTAAAGGTTTTACATTATCTGTTCTTAAATTTTTAAATTTATCTTTTTTAGTACCTGCTTTTAATAAATTTTCTAATAGTCTTGCCTGAATTTTTGCGTTAGCACCTATATCAGTTTCTTTAAGTCTAAGTTTATCAATTTTAGATGTTTGCTCTAATTCAGATTTTGTAGGACTTCTTTCTCTTTTCTTTGTTTTTCTTTTAAAATCATCTCTATTTATTTTTTTACTTGAAGTTACTTTAACACCACTATCTTTAATTTTTTTTCGAATTTGTTTTTCTTGTCCTAAAGCTTGTTTTTCTAATTTAGTTAGCATTTTTTCAGCTTTAGACATAGACTTTCCTATTTTAGAGCCTTCTCCAAATCCTTTAACAATTCTATTTAATTCTTTATATTCTTCATTTAAATTTGATTTAATATTAGAAAGTTGTATTTGTTTAGGATTAAAACCTTTATATTTTTTTATACCAATATCTTTTTTCTTTTCTAATTCTTTTATTGTATTTAATTTATTTTTATATTTTTTTAATACTTCTTTTGAACTATCAACAAATTTAGATTCTTTTAATATAGTGCCTTCTTTAACTCTAATGTTTTTTTGACTGCGTTTAATAGCATCTTTAGTAGCTTTACGTTTTGCTTTTAATGCAGCTTTACCTATTGTTTTTATAGCCATTATTTTTTCCCTTTTTTATTTTTCTTTTTCTTTTTTTTATTATTTACTTTTGTAATTTGTTGTACTGCATTTATTCTACTAATAGCCATTATTGTGCTCCTTGTAATACTGAGTTAGGACCACCTGCAGGACTAGCTGCTACTTCCATATCATCTTGTCTCATTCTTCTAGATTGATTACGTAAAGCATCTATTGAATTTTTATACTTACCTTCCCAGTTTGCTAATGTATTAAAATCTTTTATAAAATAATTTGCTTCTACCATACATGCAGCAAATAATGCATTATAGCAAAATTCACTAAAGTAATTAGAAGTAGTAACACTTGTACCTGTAGCACTAGCTAATGCTAAAGGTCTACGTGTGTATTGTATTTCACCTGATACTGCAGATGCAGGTGTTGGTACAATATAAATTTGTGTATTTGTTTTTCTTGAATAGTATCTAGGTGTTCCTGTTGATGCACTAGCAAAAGGAAAATAGTCTATTGCATATTCATAAGTTCTTTGTAATAAATTTACTTTTGAATTAGCAGGAATTGCTGCTGTTGAAACACTTGTTGTATAGTTTACATTTCTTACTACTAAAGCATCAGCAGGTAAACTAACTACTGGATTAGAAGCTGTAAATGAAAAAGTAGAATAGTTATCTAAACCTGGGTCATCAAGTTCTTTTACTAATCTACCTTCAGCTTTTTCAATAAAATAAGAGACATGCTCTTCAAACTCTGTTGAATCATTTTCTATTGTATTTATTATATCAGTCTTTAAAAAAGAATAATTAGGCATCTAGTTATCCTGTTATTAAAGTTACACTACCTGCATCTGGTGTTGAGATAGTAACTGTTGCACTACATAATACACCCATTTCTCCAAAGTACATATCTGATTCTGCACTTGCAGGAACTTCGTATGTTATTACTGCTCCTGTTTTATCTCCTATAGCAATTACACCTGCTACAGTAGAATATGAATGAACTCCTAATATTCTTGTTCTTCCTGTGGTACCAATAATAACTCCATCACCACCTCTTTTATTAACTGTTCTTATATTTGTTGCCATATTATTTCCTTTAATTAGGAAGGGTATTTTACTACCCTCCCTAGTTATTAATGGTTATGCACCTTGATTACCAAACCAACTTCTCCAATCAGAGACACCAAAAGAATATCTTTCTCTTGCCTTGAATCGTAAGTTGCCAGTATCAAAATCTGGTTCCATCTTAGTTTGTAAAGGTGTTCTATTAAACATCTTTGTACCATTAGGAACATCAGTTTTAATGAACCAAGCATTAGCATCTGTAAATCTTCTGTTAGTATAATAACCACTTGGGAATACTCCTAAGTTTCTAACAGAGTTTATGTCATTGTCTGCACTACCTACAATACCTGGTGTATTTAATAATACATCAGTTGTAAACATTAAATCAATAGGTACATGTACAGAGACAGCAGAAGAACCAATTAAGATACCTCTGTCATCCTTGAACTTTTGAATTGCAATTACTGCAGATTCTAATGTTGCTTCAGCAATAGCTGCTGCTGTGCTTGTATTACTTTGGTTACCATCACCTATTGTTGGATGTGAAGCATTAAATAAACTCACTCCATCTCCTTGTGCTGTAGTAAAACCTTCGTTATAAATTTTAGCAGCTTTTACTTGTTTAGTGTTTGCCATTGCTCTAGCTAATCCTTTTGCTCTTAATTTTGCAAAAGTATCATATAGATTGTCTTCCATTGCTTCTTCTGTGATAGCAAAAGCTAAAGCTATAGTCTCGTTTGTATAACGAGCTGTATAACTCTCACCTGCATCATCATAAACAACAGCAGCACCTTCATTTTTTGTTGGAGCAGTACCAAATCCTGTAAAGAGGACTTCCTCTTCAAAAGACCTATCTGAATTTTCTACTTCATATAGTGGTTCATGCTCATTATTAACTTCTCCATATTCCATTCCAAAGACTGCGTTCAGTCCAGGAAGGAGTTCTTTGCTTATTGCAGCTCTATTTATAGCCATAATTTATTCTCCTTATGCTGAACATACAGAAACTGATTGGAATCTGTCGTTACTATTATTTAAATAAACTTCGTACCAAGGATATGCATCTGTAACACCTGCTGATGTACCTATACCTGTATCCCAAGGTGCTCTACGAATAACTCTTAATTGACTTTGAGTTAATACTTGTGAATCAGCATCTAACATAGTTGCACTCTGACCTGTCTTATGACTGCCAGTTCCTACTACTATATTACAGTTCATTGGAACAGTACCTACTCCTGCTGAAGCTGTTACTGTTGCATCTGCTTGTACGAAAAATGTTTGACTTGGGTCTTTAGCTACATGAATTTTTACATCAGTAGCAGTTACTCCACCTGTATAACTTCTCTTGAATTGTTGGTCACCATTTGCATCTACAAAACTACATCCTTGAAATACACCTACACATCTAACATTTACACCTGCACCTACAGGTTTAATTGTACCTGCAGATTCAATATGTATAATGTCTCCTGTAAATATATCAGAAGGTATTAACGCAGAAGCAACCTTTGGACTAACATTGACATCAATAGTATCTATACCAGTAGAGTTAGAACCAGAGCCATATTTCTTTGCTAGTTGTAACCCTCTTGGGGCATTTACACTTGCCATAGTCTAATCTCCTTTATTGTTAAAAAAGCAACAAAAGACTTACTTCTGAAAACTAGGTTGTTTACCTTTTGTTACTGTTGATTTACTTGAATTAGAAATGGGCATACTAGAATTATTTCCTCTCATTAATTGACTATTAACTGCATCCATTAATTGTTCAGACTTATTCTGATAGAACTCATTTCTACTTTGGAATAACTTGGTAGGTATTTTACCTAACGCAATGTCTCCACGACAGACTGCTCCAGAGTATCTTCCATCCATCTTCACGACTGATGTTTGTTCTAATTCAGGTACTTCTTTAATATTAACAAAATTCCAACCTTCTTGCATTTTTTTACCAATGTATTTAAAATCATCTTGACCTTTAAGAGTTATTCTTAACCATCCAAGAGTCATTCCTTCGTTTTTGAAACGATTTGTTATTGCATCTGGTATGTGTAAGCTATCTTGTTCTTCAAACTGATAACTCATTTCTTCATTAGTATTATTTTCTCTTAGTTGAGAACTACGTGTATTGATTCGTGTTGTCATTATTTACCTCCACGTTGCATGTTTATTGTTGTATACTCACCTTCAGCACTTGTTGCTTTCAGTTTTTCTTGAGCATACTGTTCAAGGGGTATATTCCATTTATTAGCTAATCTTACATCTTCTTTAGAAAGTTTAACTTTATTCTTGGAACTAGGAGTGCTACGTGTACCTCCTGCTACCACTTGTGCAGGTGACGTTTCCTGCGTACGAGTTTCCTCTTTTGGTTCTACTTCTTGAGTTTGATACCTATGAGGAAAAGCTTCTTTCAATCTACTATCTACTTCTGTATAATAATCATCATCAGTAGGATTAAAACCTTCTTCTTTTAAATCTGCATCTATTGCTAGAGCAGCAGCAGTTCTTATTTTATCTTCACCAAACCACTCATTTTTTTCTGCCCATTGTTGTGCTTTAGGGTCTGGTGTTGGTTGTTGATATTGTTGTTGAGGTTGTTGCACTTGTTGTTGTGTTTGAACCTCAGGTTCTTTAAACTGCATCTTTGTTGCACCAACTGATTTTAAATCATTCTGTGCATCATTTAGAAACTCTTGAGCCTTTAATATTTTTTCAGCATCACCTTCTTGATGTGCTGTTGTATATGCATTTCTTGCTAATTCTAATTTATCTTTTAATTGTTTTTCAGTTGCATCTAAATTTAATTTACTTATATTTGTAAATTCTTTTTGTGTACTAGATAATTTAGAATTTAATTCTTCATTTTGTTTAATTAGTCTAGCAACTTCTTCTTCTTTTTCTTTACGTTGTTTAACTAATTGTCTTATTCTTTTTTCTGCACCTTTAGTTTGAATACCTTCAAGTTCTTTTGGCTCTTCTTTTTTTATTTCAGGTTCTTCTTTTTTTACTTCAGGTTCTACTTTCTTAGGTTCTTCTTTTTCTACTTCATATTCTACTTTTGTTTCTTCTGGTTTTTCAGTTTGGACTTCATTCCATTCTTGCTGTTGTTCCATTTTATTCCCTTTCGTTGCTAACGAGACATACGAGTTACGTTATACTTATTATTATACTATATTATTTTAAAGTATGCAAGTATTATTACACACTATCTTTAGATAAATTAAAAGTAGGGTCTAATGTCTTAGGACTTTCTACTTTCATTATTACTTGGTCATCAAATAATAGTATATACTTTAAACCTTTATACTTTATTTTTTGACCAGAATGTTTGCCATAACAAACATAATCACCTACTTCACACCAAGGTCCTTTAGCAAATTTTTCCATATCATGATATGCTAAATCTCCTAATGCTACAACTTCTCCTACTGTTGTAAGATAAGCCATGTCATCTCTTGTAGAGTCTGGTAACAAAATACCACCTTTAGTTTTTTGTTTAATTGAAACAGGTCTTACTAAAACATGAAATCCTGGAAGTTCTGGTAGAACATCTGGATTAG